CGATATAACCGCAGAGTAATTCTCTCGGGACGGAGAGATGCGCAACTGTATGAATCTTTCGTGGATTTCTATTCATACAGTCACCTAAGTGGGTTGCCCCGCCACTTGCGAACACGGGGCACATACAGTTGCAGACATTAAGAGTCTGCTATACTGTTGACGCTGAAGCAGGCTGAGATTTTCTTGTCTCCTTTCTTAGCCTGCTTCACTAATAGGAGACGGGATTAATATGTCAGCAGTTGATATAGATAGAGATAGATATGGCAGACCAATGGTTGTGCCACCTAAAGGCAAAAAACCAATTGCTTATACGCGGGCTACTACTATTGCAAATAGTTTAGATGATGCATCAGCATTGGTTGCATGGAAAATGCGTATGGCTGCAATGGGATTAAGTACACGCCCTGATTTATTGTTAGCAATTACTGCAGCAGGCGATGACAAGTTGGCAATCAATGGTTACATTGAAGAAGCAATGGAAGTAGCAGGTGCTAGTAAAGCAGCGAACATTGGTACTGCTATACATGCATTCACAGAACGCTTAGACTTAGGTCAGGAGTTAGGTGCAGTGCCAGAACAATACTTACCAGACATCGAAGCATATGCACAAACAACTAGTATTCTCAGCAATTTATTTATCGAACAGTTCTCTGTCTTGGACAAGTACAAGATAGCAGGAACTCCAGATAGAATTGTTGAGTATAAGGGAGAAAGATTCATTGCTGATTTGAAGACAGGTCGGATAGACCATCCTCATAACATAGCAATGCAGTTGGCAATCTATGCAAACGGGTTGCCGTATTTCCCTGATACCGCAACCCGTGGAACATGGGGCGATATCAATAAAGAAAAAGCAATCATCATACATCTGCCAGCAGGAACAGGTAACTGCAAGTTAGTCTTTGTGGATATCAAAGAAGGTTGGAAAGGTGTAGAGTTTGCAATGAAAGTAAGAAAATGGCGAGACCAGAAAGGTCTTGCTACTCCATTCGAATAAGGAGAGACATGTCTCACGCAGAAGCACCAATCAGTATCACAGTTAAGACAGCAGCAGGTAGTTTAGTAACAGTTCGTGCAGAACACGGAGAAGAACTAGACAACATAGTTAGTAATGCATTAGACGCAATAGTTTCTGCAGCACAGGAACTTGAATCAGCAATTCGTGGTGCGTCAGCACCAGCAGTAACAACACAGTCAGTTACTGCATCTCTTGGCGGAACAGTAATAGATACCATTGGTAACACATCAATATCAGCACAAGAGTATGCACAATCACCAGTTGGCGGACGCAATTGTCCTCATGGAAAGATGACAGCCATTCAAGGAATGGGCAAAGATGGTAAACCATATAAAGGATACTTCTGCCCAGCACCAAAGGGTGCATTCGATAAGTGTAAGAATCAATATGTTCAGATGAAAGACATGGAGTGGAATACCTTCGTGCCAGAGCAGGTTAAGTGAAAACTTTAAGACGCTCTATAAGCAAAGCAGAAGTGGGTGGCGAACCATTGCCACCCGCTTTTGCGGCTTTTGAACGGGCTGGAATTATATTACGCAGAGCAGAAGTAACACTTATTGCTGGCACCCCAGGTGCAGGCAAGTCATCTATTGCTTTGGCAATTGCAGCACGGACTAAACATCCAACACTTTACTTTAGCGCAGATACAAATGCACACACAATGGCAATGCGTTTAGTTGCAATGTCTGGTCAAATGACACAGACAGCAGCAGAACTATTACTTAAGCGTGAACCAGATAAAGCACACGAACTATTACAATTAAACAATCATCTCTTCTGGTCATTTGAATCTACACCTACACTAAAAGATTTGGACGATGAAGTATCAGCCTTTGAAACTGTATGGGGTAGAAGCCCAACGCTTATTGTTGTAGACAACTTAATGGATATAGCAATGGACGGACACGAAGAGTTTCAAGGTATGCGTGCAGCAATGAAAGAATTAAAGTATCTTGCACGCGATACTAATGCAGCAGTACTGGTATTGCATCATACAAAGGAAGGCTTCGAGGGATTCCCTTGTCAACCACGGTCAGCAGTACAGGGACTTGTTAATCAGATACCAGCAATGGTGTTGACAATAGGTCAGATGAAACAAGGTGATGACACATACTTATGTGTAGCACCAGTTAAAAATAGATACGGAAGAGCAGACCAGACAGGTAGTAACTATGTTAGTCTTGCATTTAATCCAGACTCTATGTACTTAGATGATGTTCCAGTCAGATATGCTCAGGAAGGCATAATGTAATGAGCAATCCAGCCAAACGCAAAGGTAGTAAAGCAGAAGCAGATGTAGTTAAGTGGCTTAAAGCCAATGGCTATCCATATGCAGACCGTAGAATAGCAGGAGCACAGTTAGATAAAGGTGATATAAGCGGTGTTAATGGCGTTACTATCGAGGTCAAAGACCATGTTAAGTTAGACCTCAGCGCTTGGGTTAAGGAACTAGAAGTAGAAATAAATAACGATAAGGCATGGACAGGTACCGTTCTACACAAACGCAAAGGCAAATCAAATGTAGATGAATGGTACTGCACTATGCCAGCATCAGTATGGATTAAACTAATAAAGAGGATAATGAAAGTAGATGGATAAGCACAGCATTGCTGCTTACCTAGAATATTTAGGAGCCAGCGTGCCAGCAATCGGGCACGGCTGGCGTAAGATAAAGTGCCCATTCCATGATGACGGACATGCTTCAGCAGGTATTAACTTTGATGAGCAAAGATTTAAGTGTCATGGTTGTGGAGTAAGTGGAGATGTGTACGACTTAATTATGTATAAGGAAGGGGGTAACTATCGTGAGGCTGTCCAATTCGCAGAGGCAATTTCTCCTACAGGCAACACAAGAGTATACAAAAAACATACACCTAGCAACGGACTATCTACTGACTCGCGGCTTATCGGTCGCAGAAGTTCAGCAGTTTCATCTAGGAGTAGTCAAAGACGCTCTTCCAGGTCATGAACAATACAGAGGAAGACTTGCTATTCCATATGTAACACCATCTGGAATAGTTGATATCAGATTCCGTAGCATGAATGGTGAAGACCCGAAGTACATGGGTATGCCAGGAGCAAAGACAAGCATGTATAACGCACAAGCAGTGCTGACAGCCAACAGTTATATATGTGTCACCGAAGGTGAGATAGATTGTATGACTGTTGTCGCTAAAGCAGGACACCCAGCAGTAGGTATTCCAGGTGCTAACAACTGGAAGCCATACTATGCAAAAATATTAGATGACTTTGAAACAGTTATTGTTCTTGCAGATGGTGATGCACCAGGCTTAGAGTTCGGAAAGAAAGTAGGTAGGGAGTTGGGTAATGTTAATATTATTCAGATGCCAGAAGGTCATGATGTAAATAGCATTGTGTTAGAACAAGGAGCGGAGTTTATAAATGAGCGAATCAGAAAATGTATCCAGTAAGATATGGGATTATATTAAAGAAAACCCTAAGATTTTAGGGCTACCTATATCAGATGATACAGGATTAGATGTTCTTAATGCAATGAGAGATATCTATGAGAAGATTCAAGATGACCCAAAAATAGCAGCAGATATGTTAACCATGTTGGCAGGAGTAATTCTTGCAGCAGCACAAGGTGATGGTAAAGAAATCATTGATGAAGTAATTGTAGCCAGTGCAATGCATGAATTTGATAGTGGAGTTAAGGATATATTAAATGAAAAATAATACAGATGCAGAACAGATAACAGAAGAACTGCTAACAATTCTGTTTAAAAAACATGCTGACTATGGTCCACTAAACATAGCCCATGCCCCTGGAGGGGCAATGAATGGGCTGCGAGTCCGAATGCATGACAAGTTAGCCAGACTGAATCATCTGGTAGATAAGGGCGACACGCCCAACTATGAAACAGTAGAAGATACGCTAATAGACCTGGCTAACTATGCAATAATCGGACTATTAGTACAACGAGGACAGTGGGAAGGAATTCCTAGCAAGGAATAAGATGGATTATATAAGTGAGTATGAGTCTGTTGTTGCTCATATTGCTTCCGAGTATCATAAAAAATATCCCATGCTTGAAGCACAGGATATATCTCAGATACTTTGGATGTGGTTTGTTACTCACCCATCTAAATATAAAGAGTGGTCAGACCTTGACCAAAAAGATAAAGATAAACTTATAGCCAAGTCTCTTAGGAATGCAGCCATTACCTTCTGTGAAAAAGAAAAAGCAAAGGTGGTTGGCTATGAGTTCCTTGACCTGTATTACTATGATGCAACAGTTATAGAAGCATTTCTTCCTTCAATCATTACAGAATCATATGAGATTCCATCCAAGATTAAAGACCTTAACTTTAAGTTTGGTAAAGGTGAGACAACAGATGGAAATAATTGGCTAGTACTTAGGTCAGACATAGCATCAGGTTACTATCAGTTATCAGAGGCTAAACAAAAAATTTTAAAAGTACGCTTTTCAATGGAGAACTGTGAGTGGGATGTAGTTGCAGCAGAGATTGGTTCAACTGCCGAAGGGGCACGCAAAAAAGTACAGCGTGCTATTAGTTCTTTAATTAGAAATCTTGGCGGTTATCGTCCGTCATTAGAAAATGACAAAGTAGATACTGATAAAAATGATGACTGATAATGAAAAAGATATCAGGGATTTATTGCATCCAACAGACTATAGCAAGTCTATGGACTTGCGTGGACAGAAGATAGGCAACTCATGTGTATGCGGTTGTGAAGTATTCATTGCATTAATTTCTTTTGATGAATACAAAGAGATATGTTTTTATTTCCTAGATGGTGAGTGTGCAAGTTGTGGCTCTATGGTAAGCCTACCATACCCAGATGATACAAAGGA